CCACCCTTCCTTTTGTTTGCCCTGCGCCGAGTTGTACTGGTTTGGGCTTGCCTTTCTTACCAGCTTTCTTGCTGGGAGGTCCTTTGGCAAAGACCTTCTTCAGGATTTCCGCGGCAATCACTGCCGTGGCTGCCATGCTGTAGTCTAGAAAGTGTACGGAGAAAGAAGATAGATCTTCTTTCTCGGAAACACGAGAAGACCAGCATGGATTCGCCAGGATTACGCCGACTCAAAGCCCGTCACGATGTCCTTATAGAAGGCCGTCGATTTGGTTTGAGCCGGGTACTTTTCTCGCAAAAGACCGTAGAGTCGATCAAAATGCGAAGGAGAATATGCGTACTCGATACACAAGGAGTTCAGCGTATTTGCTAACTTCTCGTCATTCGGTTTTTCCGCATTCCACAGGTGAAAAGCGTTCTTCTCCCAGTTGAGAGGGATAGGAACGAAAAAACCTTTGGACACCGCTTTAATCTGGAAGGAGCAGAAATTCTGCTCGCACAAGCGTCCTTTATCGGACTCCAGAGTATAGGTGACTCCATTCGTTTCTTTCTGAAATCTCACGAAATCAGCGGGGACGATTCCCTTCAGGTTTTGGACACTGTCGTCGCCCATGCAAATGGTCGACTTGCCAACAGAGGTAAGATGATGATGAATGTCATAGGAGACTCTCTCCTGGACTACAATCATAGAATTCCAATACGCAGTCAGGAACCAGCCCGAAGGCAGAATCCCGGCGATGGTCTTCTCTAGCACTAGCCCATTACTGAAAACGATGGCTCCGTACTTGATCTGTTCGACTCGCAAATAGTGCATCTTGCACCATTTTGAGCGTGTCGGACCCTGTGTGGTATTCAAACGTGCGACAAGTCGCGCGTTGATATCGTGGTTGTATCCTGAAACAGTCCAATCATTGGCCTTCTTATCAAAAGAAAGCCATTCATCCGAACCGTCATCATAAACCTGAACGAGTTTGTTAACACCTCCCTTCTTCGGATTGAATCCGATCTTTGAAGGAATGTGCATGTGGTTCGTAATAGCCACATCGGCAGCATTCTGGTAGAGCAAACGATCAAGAAGTTGATCAATGAGCCCAGTTCCGAAAATCAGTCTAAACCGACCAGCCTCAAGCTTATCTCGCTTATGGCCTTCGAATTTGACGAAACAACGGAGGTGGTCGCATGCGGGGTGCTTCTTTGCAT